ACTGCATTTTGTGTTGTGGTATCATAAAAACTTCCATAATATCCTGTAACAATACCAACAATATTTCCTGAATTAATAGTTACAAACTCAGCTTCATTTGTAGTTGAGTTCCATTGAAGAAATTTGTCATCATAAAAACTTGAATTTGTTGCAACACCTACAACATCATCCAAGTATCTTAATCTCGTTTCCCCACCGCCACCTAATGTGGAAAGTTGTTGTTGAATGCGATTGATGAATAACTTATAATGCTGTTGAAGCTGATCTAAAGTTACAAAATTTTGATTAAGTGGAGTAAGAGGATCTGAATTTTTCTCATTGGAGGGAATATTTAATAATCCTTCTTTGATATATTTTTTAGTATCTTGTTGAGGTTCTGGGTTAATGATATTTCTAACAATATCATTAATACCCTTTACCCCCTCTTCCACTTCTTCAATAATATTATCAACTAATTCTTGTTGATCTTCTTTATATTTATTTTCTGTAAGTTTGCGAAGTATATTTTCTACGACATCATTTGCGTCAATAATTTCGGAGATAAATTTATCTTCTTCTTCTTTTAATTTTTTCTTTTCTTTTTTTGCTTCTGCTATAAGTTGGAAAAAATCTGATAGGTTTTCAGACATTTATCACTCTTCCTCATTATACTCTTGAGTAGAATTGTCGAACATTGAAGAAGCAACGACAGGCTTAAATGCGTCTACTTTTTCTCCAGATTTTGCAAAAAGCAAATCTTTAATTTTGTCACTGATTTGTGAAGGACTATCATCAGTAACAATCATATCCATTAATTCGTCCATAACTTTTAGAATGAGTATCTCTGCTATTTATTAGATTTCGCCACCTTTGGGCATTTCAATCTGTTTACCACTTGCTTCAACAGCAGAATCAGAATAAGAATCTAAGTTTGGTTCCATTACAGGAGATCCAAGATCTCCTCCAGGAATTGGTTGGCCAGTTGCAGGATCAACCATCATTGTTGCGGGATCTGGAATTACACCAGTCTTGATTTCTTTATCGATAATCTTATCCTGTTCAATGATTTCTTCATCAGTTTGGCGAAGAATCTTTCTACGGATATAATCTTGTGAGAAATATTTGCCAACATATGGTTCTGCTTGAGCAACCATATTCAATCTTTCGGTCAGAAGTTCAGTTTCCTTCAATTCTGCAAAGTGATTGTCATAGAGGAAGTCGTATTGAATATGCTCACTCATTACTTCCCAATCTTCGGGAGTAATAATGTTCTTGAGAATCAATTGCGTTTTCAGCATATCATTGAACATTGCTGAGAATCTTTTTCTCAAACGTCCCACAAACTTGCTGAACTTAACTTCATCTCTTAAGATTTCCGATGAACGTCCAAGATTAAATCCACCTTCACCACCAATTCTTGATGTTGGAACATTCAGAGAACGATAGAGTTTTTCTTGGAAGTACTTAATATCAGTAATTTCGCCAAGGTTTTGGCCACCAGGAAGAGTAGTGATCTCAGTTCCTCTACCACCTTCGCGGCGAGGTAACCAAAAATCCTCAAGCATACTCATATATTTTTTGTCATCACGGATTTCACCGGTGTTTGCATCATACACAAGTTTGTTGCGATAACGCATCATAACATCACGAAGATATTGCTCAGCTTTAATCTTAGGAAGATTGCCTACATCAATATAGAAAATTCTTCTTTCTGGAGCACGAGATAACCTGTAAATAACAAGACTATCCTCAATCATTCTCAGTTGATTAAGAGCCTTGATTGCTTTGTGTAAATATGAAAGAGTTGATCCTTTATTTCTATCTACAAGACCCGACGTGCAATAAGTGATTGCATCTCTTGCAATTTTAATACCCTTTTGATCTCCAAGAGATGATGGATTTGATGTTGGATATGTTGCTTGTGGGGTGTAGATAAAATATTCCTCAATTTGAGGAAACTCATACTGCATCGGATTATCCTGATTCATATTGGATAATCTGACACTACGATCATCTTTATCAGTTTTTTTAGTCTGTCTCACATAACGAATTTTCATAGAGTCGATATATCTTAACTCTTGAATTCCTTCCTGGGGATTTTTGAGGTCAATCACTTTATGGTAATAAAGTCTTCCGTCAATATACCAATTCCTATAAATTTCGTGGCATTTTTTATCAAAATCTAAAAGATCTAAAATGCCCTTAAACTCTTGTCGAATTATTTTTTTAATACCATCACTAGCATTGAGATTCGATAACTCAATTTCTACTGGAGTATCATTTGTGTCAGAAACAATAGCCTCATTTACAATATCTTCAATCGCACTATCACATTCTGGATGCAGTGCCATCTCACGATATCTTTTAATTAAATCAAATTCAGTTCTATAAATTCCTTCCAGATCAACATAAGAACCAAAAAATCCACTGGTCAAATAATGATCAACCCCGTCCTCATTATTGGGAGGAACGGGGGAAACCACACCAGGGGATAATGGTTCTTTATCTTCAATAGAGAAACCAAAAAGTTTTGCCATTATTAAAGTGTAGACTTATTTGTACTATTTATCAAGCACCAGAACCGGCAGCCTCAGGATAGAAGTACTGGATCTGGAATTCTACAGTGAATTCTTCAATTGCATTCTCAGTTTCGTATGAAAGAGGAATATCTGAAATTGAAGTTGGGAAAATATCAACGAACTTATACTGTGCAAGAATGTTTGAAGGACCCGAAGTTGTTCCTTCACCTTGTTGAGAAGCAGCAGTTCTTCCGAGTTGATAAACGGTTGCATTACCCATGTAATCTGATGGGTTTGTCAAACCCGAACTGTCTCCATACTGAGCAACGTTTTGCATCCATGCTTCAAATGCTTTTCTATGAGAAAAGTTTTCATCATTGATAATCGTTACTGACCAGTTATCGAAAGATCTATCGCCAGCAACTTTTAAAGTTCTTCCTCTAAAAGGAATCACAATTTCACTAACTGTCGATGCTGGAAGTGCAGCTGCTTTGCACATAAATCTAAAGTTCTCACTGTCAAATGTTCCTGTACCATCATTTTGAATTCCAAGATTTACTCCTGCTGGAAATGCAACACTAACCTCAAACAGGTTAGGACGAGCACCACCACCAATGAGTTTTGACTTGAACTGTGAGATGTTTCTTGTTGGAATTTGTGCCATTTTTAGGGTCCTCCTTAGTGATTAATTATAAGATCAAACAGTTCCTGCAACTTCCTCAAAGCTGACCCCAGTTCGAGTCGCTACGAAAGTTAAGGTTACGTAGTTAATTGACTTTGTTGGTTTCAGGTAAATGTCAGCTCTGAATTCGTTATTGTCAATAACATCAGGAGTATTATTTGTTTCATCACAAACAACTAAGAAGTCGTAAAGACCACGCTTTGCCTGAATGTCTCTCAGGTATGGTTCAACAATATTGACAAAGTTTGATCTTGTGATTTGATCATTCAGTTCAAACAGTTGAGCATTTGCAGTTCTTTCAAGTGCCTGTTCAATTGTCAGGAAGAGGCGACGAACATTAATTCTATCAAATGCAGAAGCATATGCTAATGCAGTTTTATCTCCATAGAGGATAACACCAGTTCCAGGTTGATTGATAATTGAATTAACTCTCAATGGATATAACTGGTCTCTTTGTGCTTTTGATGGATTGTATGCAAGTTTAGTTGCATTGTTCAATACACCTCTTTGCTGACCAGCTGGTGAGAACCATGGATATGAAGTAATCGCAGTTCTAACCATTAATCCAGCAACATCACCATTACATGGAATATAACGGAAAGTATTATTGAATCTATCATAGGTGTACTTATATCCACTATCAAATACTGCATATGATGAAGAAGAAAGTGGGGAGAAAAACTCAATTATGTTTGTTGTTTGTGTCGTATAATTTGTGACATTAACAACATCTGCTCTATGTGGGGAAACAACTGCTAAACAATCCTTTCTTTGATTTGCGACAGAAATTAAATAATTTGCTTTTGCTTGGGATTCAAATTTATTATTTAATCCAGGACCCATAAGTAAATAATCTACAGCAATTTCATCTTTATTTGAGAATAAACCATAAGAAGTCACTAGATCTGATAATAATGCCGACATACTGTTTGATGCAGAATAATCAACACCACCACTTAAAGTATATGTAACATTTCCAATTGCACTAAAGGTTTTTCCTTGTGCAGGAAAGTTCCATTGACCTTGAGATTCTGTATTTTGAGTAAATGAAGTTGAAAATCCTGTTGCTCTAGGTGTAGTTAAGTTATAAATATCTGTCCCTACAGATGGATTGTCGCCAGCGTAAATATTTTCCGAAAAATCTGCGATATAGTTTTTCCAGAAAATTTTCTGCGGAGAATTTATTGCCGATACAGCGTCTGTAGCTTTAGAGAGTCCAACATGTTTTTCTAAAAGATTTCCCTGAAT